GTATTTCCTGATCTTATTGATGAATGGAAAGATCCAGCACCTGAAGGAGAAGAACCATATAAATCTGTTCGTGCTGATTTAATACCAGTATTAGTTAAAGCTATTCAAGAACTAAACGCTAAAGTAGATGCACAAGCATTAGAAATTCAAGCGTTAAAAGGAACTAAATAATGGCACTAACCACGATAACTTCAGATATGGGCGGTTCAGTCGCTTGGCAGGCTGTCCAAACAGGAAATTTCACTGCTGTTAGTGGAAACGCTTATCCAGTAAATACGACTTCTGGTGCAATTACAATTACATTACCAGCAAGCCCAAGCACAAACGCATCTATAACCATTACAGACTATGCAGGTACTTTTGCCACTAACAGTGCGACTGTTAATCCTAATGGTTTAAAAATACAAAGCGCTACTACCATAGCAGTATTAAATACCAACAGAGCATCTATTACTTATGTCTACGTAGATTCTACACAAGGCTGGATTGGGTATAACGGATTGCAAAATTTTGCTTATTCTTACGCTGCTAGTTATCTTGTAGTAGGTGGGGGTGGATCTGGTGGTGGTGGCGTTAATAATGCAATGAATGGTGGTGGGGGCGGTGCTGGTGGATATATTGCAGGTACTACTTCATTAAGTAGAGGGACTACATATACTGTTGTTGTTGGCGCTGGCGGCGCAAGTGCGAGTTTGACTGTTGGTAATAACGGTGTTGATTCTTCAATTACGGGTCAAACAACAGCTATTGGTGGTGGGGGCGGTGGCGGAGCAAGCCCAGCAGTAGCTGGTAAAAGTGGTGGTTCTGGGGGTGGGGGCGGTGCTATTGGTGCTGGTGGCGGAGTAAACAATAGCGGCTCTGGAACTACGGGACAAGGAACTGCAGGTGCTTTTGGTCTATCAAGTAATCCATTTATAGGTGGCGGTGGCGGTGGCGCTACTAGTGCAGGAAATACTTTAGCTACAGGTCAAGGTGGTGCTGGAACTTCTAACTCAATTACTGGAAGCGCTGTTACGTATGCTGGTGGTGGTAGTGGAGGAAACAACGGCACACAAATCGCAGGTGGTGCTGGTGGAGGTGGTGCTGGTGGATACGGAACAAGTGTTGGCACACTAAATGGCACTGCTGGCACTGCTAATACTGGTGGCGGCGGTGGCGGTGGAGCAACAAACTCTTTGGGTTCTGGTCTTGGTGCAACTGGCGGTTCAGGAGTGGTTATTTTATCTGTGCCGACTGTAAATTATACGGGGACAACGACTGGTTCTCCTACAGTGACAACTTCCGGTTCTAATACAATTATTACGTTCACAGCGTCTGGTTCATATATAGCTTAACGGAAAAAACATGGGACATTTTGCAAAAGTAGTTGACGGAAAAGTTACACAAGTCATTGTGGCGGAACCTGATTTTTTTAACACATTTGTGGATTCAAGTCCGGGTACTTGGCTGCAAACTTCATACAACACTTATGGAAATCAGCATCCAGAAAACAGACCGTTGCGTGGCAACTATGCTGGCGTTGGTTTTACATATGACCAAGCCAACGATGTATTTTATGCCCCAAAACCAGCAGACAATGCTGTCCTAAACACAACCACATGGCTGTGGGAAATTCCAGAGAGTAATCCATGACACAAGCAAGTAACCTAGCCAAAGGCGGCTCAAACTTTAACGCAGATGGTGACTTAAGCCTGACTACAGGCGTCACTGGAACTTTACCTGTTGCTAACGGCGGTACTGGGTCAACCACGACTACTGGCGCAGCAAATGCTATTCTCCCAAGCCAAACAAGTAATAGTGGCAAATACTTAACAACTAACGGCACTGACACATCTTGGGGCACTGTAACTTCTAACCCGGGTACAGTAACTTCTGTAAACCTAACTGCAGGTACAGCTATTTCAGTTAGCGGCGGCCCAATTACTTCTAGTGGCTCAATCACCGTAACTAATACCGGGGTTACTTCTGTAACAGGTGCTGGTACAGTTTCTGTTTCTGCCTCTACTGGTGGTGTGACAATTACTGGTACAGGCGGATCAGGAACAGTAACTTCAGTTGCTACTGGTAATGGACTATCAGGTGGAACAATTACTTCTACTGGAACTTTAGTAGTTGCTTGTCCTACATATAATACTGTTGGTAGTTATTGTCAAGTTATTACTGGCAGTCTTGGTACTGGAACTTCTACTTCAGGTACAAATTATGCGGCTGGTAGTGGGGTTAATCAAATTTCTGCAATGGGCGGAGCTACTGGTCAAAATTGTGGAGAGCCGAGTGGTTTTGGCGTTGTAATCGTTAATAATTTATCAGGCACTTGGAAATGGATGGCGGGAACAGTTAGTAGTGGCGGAACTAGATTTGGTATCGCCTGCAGAGTATCTTAATTAAGGAAAAATAATGTTTACACTAGAATATGCTAAAGACCCAATTTGGAATGATTCTGAAGGCAATTCAATTTTATTAACAGTCAAATGGAAAGAATTTAACGAAGAAATGCCCTTTGGTGCTTGTTCTTTTGATGATGAGCCTTGGGGTGTTGATTTATTTAATCGTGCTAAGGCTGGCGAATTTGGCGAAGTAGCCCCTTATGTTGCACCAATTATTCCAACTATTGATTTTCAACCCACCTCTACTGGAACACAAACAATATGACAATAAGTGTAACTCCAACCCATAGCTTTACTTATGACGGGGTTACGCTTAATGTATATCATGCCAACAAAGGTCAAGGATTGCCTAAGCATGAGCATTTATACAGTCATGCAACAGTTTGTTATGCTGGCTCTTGTGTAGTTCGTGTTCAAGGTAAAGAATTAGTTATGAACAAAAATACACAACCAGTAAATTTATTGGCTGGAAAATGGCATGAAATAGAAGCATTAGAAGATGGAACTGTATTTTCCAATGTATTTGCTGAAGGTAAAAATTGAAAACAGAATACGATAAAGGCAGAATATACCCCAATAGCGTTCCTGAGTTTCGCCATTTACAAAAATCAGACGGAGCAATGGAAATGCAAGTACGATATATAAACAGACCAATGGGTTATACAGGCAAATGGATGCCAGTACAAGTAGAGAAAGAAGAAAGTAAATAATGTTTGGAATAAGCTCATTCGCTCAAAGTACTTTTGCTGGATTAGGCACGAATGCGTTTGTTTTAAATATTGTTGAAGATGTAGGAATGGCAGATGCTAATGCAGTAACTACGGCTTTTACTCAAAGCCTTACCGAAAACGTTAATATGTTTGAGTTTGACGCTACTACTGGCGAGTTTTATGCGCTTTTAAATGAATTTGTTACTATGGAAGATACCCCATCAGCAGCTGCCGCTTATCTACAATCTATTACCGAGCCGCTAACTTCAGAAGACCAAGAGTCAATAACTGCTCAATTTGCTGCGGCGCAAACAGAAAATGTAGTAATGGATGATTCTAGCGTTCAATATTTTGCTGCTTTAGAAACCATTTCTGAGCCAATAGACTCGGTTTTAGACATAACCACGATAACAGCGGCGCTTATTCAAAACATTACAGAAAACAGCAATTTAGCCGATATACAGGTAGTTACAGCCCAATTTGCGGTTAACATTACCGAGGCTATAGAGTCTTTGGAGTTTGACGGCGTAACTGCCCAGTTTGTATCAAGCGTAACTGAAGCGCAGACAATGGGAGATGTGGCTACTATTATTTCGTTGTTTTTCTTGTCTATTGTAGAAAACCTTGGTTCTGCAGATGTTGAGACCATAACCGCTCAGTTTTTACAGTCTATTACAGAAAACCTTAACTCTGCAGATTCTAGTACCCAACAGTCTAACTTCCTACAATCCATCGTTGAAACCTTTACAATACTAGACTTGGCTTGTGTGCTTGGATGGTTTAAAATCAATGACGACCAGACAGTAACTTGGACTGCAGCAAATAACAGCAATACCGTAACTTGGGCAAATATTGGAGACGATCAAACCCCAAACTGGACACCAATTGACACAAAGCAATGTTAAAGAAAGAATAATATGGCATCTACTTACTCACCATCGCTACGACTTGAACTTATCGGGGACGGAGACCAGTCTGGCATCTGGGGGCAAACCACCAACAATAACTTAGGTTATTTGCTAGAGCAGGCAGTATCTGGGGTTATTACTATAGCCATGACCAATGCTAACTACACCATGTCTAATTTTAACGGCGTGGTAGATGAAGCCCGAAATCAAGTTTTAATTGTTACTGGTACAAATACTGCAGTGCGCAATTTAGTCGCCCCATTGGTTGAAAAAACTTATGTTGTCCAAAACAACACCACAGGCGGTTATGCTATTCAAGTTATCGGGTCTAGCGGTTTAGGCGTAACCATTCCTAACGGCATTGCAGCATACGTATATTGCGACGGCACCAACTTTTACAACGCCATTAGTGGTTCAGTAGGCAACTACACAGTTAACGGCAATCTCTCGGTAACAGGCACAACTGCTTTATCTGGTGCTTTAACCTATGGCGGTGTAGCTTTATCTAACTCTGTAACAGGCACAGGAAGCATGGCATTATCTGCTTCACCAACTTTTACGGGTATCCCAGCAGCACCAACGGCTTCTTCAGGAACCAATACCACCCAGCTAGCTACAACAGCTTTTGTTCAAGCTAGCACAACCGCTCTTGGGTTAGGCACAATGTCAACCCAGAACGCCAACGCAGTTGCTATTACAGGCGGAACTATTACAGGCATTACTGATCTGGCTGTGGCTGATGGTGGTACAGGACGTTCTACTTTAACGGCTAACGCTGTTCTTACAGGTAACGGCACTTCAGGAATTAATTCAGTATCTCCCGGCACATCTGGGAATTTGCTTGTATCAAATGGCACAACTTGGACTTCAGCAACTCTTGGCTCTTCTGGAGCTAAATTAGGTTTAGGTATTACTGGAGAAACTTGGAATAATGTAACTGGAAGTCGTTCTGCTGGTACGCCGTATACAAATACATATGCTTACCCAATAGAAGTTAGTGTGTGGACTAATTTTGCGGGTGGAAATAATAACGTAAGCTTAACTATTGATGGTGTAGAGATTGCTAGAAATAACACATCAAACTACGTGCAAAGTACAACCGTTGCAGGTATTGTCCCACCGGGAAAAGTTTATTCAATTTCGTTGACAAATCTAACTATTGGCGGCTGGTCAGAACTTTATTAAGGAGTTGTAATGTTTATTTTTCATTGGATGTTTGACAAACTAGGTTATATGCCAAAGATTGACATACAGGTCGGTAAACTTAACTTTGAGCCAAAAATACCGGACTTAGAAAAACCTAAACCACGAGTAAGAAAGACAAGGCCTTTACCATCTAAAGCTACTGTTGCTAAAACCGCTGCTAGAACTGCTCGTGCAAAGAAGGCGAAATAAAGTGAATCATGGCGGATCCTTACGGCATATCCGAAGGAGTAAAAACTCTTAGCGGCAGTCTTGATGCAAGTCGGGAAGCTGCCAAAGGACTATCCAAAAGCATAGAGAACGCACAACATGATGCAGTAGATGTAGCACAAAAACAAGCTAATGAACGCATTAGGGCAAGACGGGAAGCAGAGTTTAAGAAAGAAAGAGCATTAATTAAAGCTTTAGAATCGTGGCAGCATAAGAAGCAAATCTCCGATGAGGAGGCAAAATTAAAGATTGATTTTGTTAAAAAGCACGGTGCTAAAGAGTGGGAAGCAGTTTTAAAGATTAAGCTGGATATTGAAAATATGCGACGCAAAGATAACGAAGAATACCAGCACGAGTTAAAGGCAATTAGGCGAGTTCAGTTTTATTGCTTTGCAGCGGCAGCAGTTATTGCTTGGTATTGCACTTGGGGTTATAAATTTTAAGGGTTAATTATGTTTGGTGTAGACGATATTATTAGTGTTGGGATGAAAATCCTGGATAAGGTTATACCCGACCCAGCCGCCAAAGCGCAAGCACAAGCCAAGTTGGTAGAACTACAACAACAAGGAAGGTTAGCAGAACTGCAAGCGGATACGGCAGAAGCTCAAGAACTGACCAAGCGAGCAGCAGCAGATATGAGCTCAGATAGTTGGCTATCGAAAAACATTCGTCCCATGACATTGATTGCTATCCTTGTAGGTTATTTTGTATTTGCTATGATGTCGGCTTTTGACCTAGATACTAACAAAACTTATGTATAATTTCTTGGACAGTGGGGTATGCTCATTATGTCGTTTTATTTTGGTTGACGTACCCTTGAAAAAATTATGGATATGAAGAGTAGAAGCAATGATAAATAAAGATAATGTGCCCGGGTTTGTAACTGTTTGCGTTACTGTAACGCTTTGTATCGTGGTAGTCGGCATGGTGGTAACTATGAGTGCTGGTATGTTTGATAAAGATATTAGCAACGACAAGATTTTTGAGGCTATTACTCCAGCGTTTCAAACAATTATTGGTGGCTTTATTGGATTAATTACAGGTATTAAAATAGGACAGGATAGCAATGAGTCTGAGTAACGCACTTCAAACCCTCGGTATTGATTCTAAATGGGAAGAGCCTTTGCAGGCCACTTTTGATAAGTATGATATTAATACTCCACGGCGCCAAGCTGCGTTTTTGGGGCAGTGTGCCCATGAGTCCGGTAATTTTAAAACCTTGCAGGAAAACCTCAACTACAGCGCCGAGGGCCTTATGAAAACGTGGCCTAGTCGTTTTTCAACCAAAGAAATTGCAGACCAATACGCACGTCAACCGGCTAAAATAGCAGGAAAAGTATACAACGGGCGTTTAGGCAATACCAGTGAAGAAGAAGCTGCTAAGTATTTAGGTAGGGGTTTGATTCAGTTAACAGGTAAGGAAAACTATGAACGATGCGGACTGGCTATTGGCGTTGACCTTTTGTCTAACCCTGATTTATTGCTTGATCCACGATATGCAACTATGTCGGCTGGGTGGTTCTGGAACAAAAAAGGATTAAACGAATTGGCTGATGCTCAAGAACACGGTCAAATTACTAAACGTATTAACGGCGGTTTAATTGGTTTAGACGACAGAATTGCCAAATCCACTAAAGCACTTGCAGCACTAGGATAACCTATGCCATTACAAAAACTAGTCTTTAAGCCCGGTATTAACAAAGAGGGCACAAACTACACCAACGAAGGCGGTTGGTTTGACTGCGACAAAGTACGCTTTCGTTCTGGCAACGCCGAGAAAATTGGTGGTTGGACTCGTCTATCTAATGATGTATACCAAGGCATAGCTCGCGCTCTTTGGAATTGGGGTACGTTAAATGGTTCTAACTTACTGGGTGTTGGCACTAATCTTAAATACTATATTGAGCAGGGTGGCGAATACAATGACGTAACTCCTATTAGGTCTACATTTACTCACAGTACAGCAGTTAGTACTGACAATATGTTTTCTACAACAAACGGATCTAGGATTGTTACTGTAACGCTACCTAACTACGGCGGGGTTAATAATGATTTCGTTACTATCTCTGGGTCTACTGCAGTTGGCGGTATTCCTGCTACAGAATTAAATGCTGAGCAACAAATAACATACGTATCCCCCACGCAATTTACATTTACCACAACAACTGCCGCTACATCTACCGTAACTGCTGGAGGCGGTACTGCTATTACTGCGGTATTTCAAATTAATACCGGTCTAGATGTTGAGATTGCAGGTACTGGATGGGGTGCTGGTACTTGGCCTTCTTATGTTGATACAACTCTTACTAATCCGTTTACAGCTGCTAGCGCTGGAGTTTCTGTTCTTACGGTTACTAAAACAGGGCATGGTTTAACTACTGGTGACTATGTGTATTTCTCTAGTATTTCTGCAGATGCTTGTGGTATAAACCGACTGGTGCTGCAAAAGGCGTTTCCAATAACTAATACTGGGGCTAATACCTTTACTATTTCTACGGTTATAGGCTCTAATACTTATACCACTACTTCTACAGCAGCTTCGGGTGGAACAGTTATTATCAATACTCCTGTAGCTCCAGTTCGTGGTTGGGGTGCGGCAGCTAGCGTTGGTATTGCTCAGCAATTACGTTTATGGACTAACGACAACTTTGGTCAGGATTTAGTTATTGCCCCTCGTGGTGGTGAAATTTATTACTGGATACCCGCAGGGCAGGTATACCCAAGTGGCGCTGCTGGAGGGCTTGGAACTAGAGCTAAACTTTTATCGGAAGAGTCAACTGCGGCAGGTTTTTCAGGACAATTTGTACCTAACAACACCAATCAAATTATTGGCTCGGCAATTCAACGCTTTGTTGTGGCTTTTGGCTCTAACCCATACGACCCTACAGATGCTAATACTACTTTTGATCCGCTATTAGTGCGCTGGTCTGACCAAGAAAACCCTTATGAATGGGTGCCAGCAGTAACAAACCAGTCTGGTGAATACCGCCTTAATATTGGTTCTTATATTGTATGCGCACGTTCAACCCGTCAAGAGATATTGGTTTGGTCTGACGCAGCGCTTTATTCTATGCAATATCTTGGACCTCCGTATATTTGGGGTTTTCAATTGCTGCAAGATAACATATCTATCATGGGGCCAAATGCTTCTATTACGGTTAATAACGTAACCTACTGGATGGGTACAGATAAGTTCTATCGCTACAACGGACGTGTTGAAACTTTACCATCTTCATTGCGTCAATTTGTTTATCAAGACATTAACCAAGCACAGAACTTCCAAGTATTTGCTGGGTCTATTGAGGGATACAACGAAATTTGGTGGTTCTACTGTTCTGCTAACAGCAACACTATTGACCGCTACGTTATCTATGATTATTTAGATGATGTTTGGGCTTACGGTAGCATGAGCCGCACTGCTTGGTTAGATTCTGGTTTACGTACATTTCCAATGGGCGCCGACACTGCTAACTTTAGAATTCTTTACCATGAAAATGGTGTGGACGATGTATCAGGGTTAACCCCAGTACCTATTGTGTCTTATATTCAGTCTTCTGACTTTGATATTGGGGATGGGTTTAACTTTGGGTTTGTCTGGCGCATATTACCTGACTTAACTTTTAACGGTTCTAGTGCAAACTTGCCAGAAGTAACTATGGTTGTATTACCTCGTGTCAACTCAGGAACTGCTTATGGAGCACCTAATGCCCCCGGAGTGGCAAGTACACAAAACTACACGGCACAAAAAACTTATGCGGTGCAACAATTTACTGGGCAGGTCTATACTCGCATTAGAGGTAGGCAGATGGCATATAGGATTGAGTCTACTGGATTAGGAGTTGCTTGGCAGATGGGCTACCCACGTATTGATATAAGACCAGACGGACGCAGATAATGGCATACAACGCACCGCTTCGCTCACCAAAAGCGCCTAACTTACCCAATGCCCCACGAGAAGGGTATAACACTAATTACTTTGACCAGTATTCCAACGTGCTTCGTCTGTACTTTAACCAGATAGATAACTTCACTCAAGCAGCAGCTATCCCTCTTTCTGGAACTACCGCACAAAGACCTGTAAGCACTGTACAAGCGGCAGTAGCAATAGGGCAGATTTACTACGACACTACGCTAGATAGGCCCATTTGGTGGAACGGCGCTGTGTGGAAAAAAGCCGACGGAACCACTGTTTAATATGATAAAATCAACCAATCTATCCCTAAGGGGCACGTATGAGCCTTAAAATTGCTGCAGAACACCTAAAATCTAAGGGTCGTGGACCCGATACCGAACTCATCCATATGACAAAGGGTGAGATTAAAGGCTTACGTCAACTTGCCCAAGCCCACGGTACAGACTTAACTATTAACCCAGAAACAGGTCTTCCAGAAGCAGGTATGTTGATGAAGATCCTGCCTGTTGTAGCCGCCGCTGCAGCTACTTATTTTACGGCTGGTGCCGCTGCCCCTCTACTTGAGGCTTCTTTAGCTGGTACGGCTATGGCTGGATCTGCTGGATTGTTAGCTGGTGCTGGTGCTGGTGCTCTTATTGGCGGCGCTAGTGCTGCTCTTCAAGGCGGAGACTGGCAAAAAGGTGCTTTATATGGCGGTATTGGTGGAGCATTTTCTGGCGGTATGGGTGCTTACGATGCCGCCCCTGTTGCTGGTGGTTTAGGTGGCGAAGGAATTGTTGCCCAAGGAGCTAATGCTGGTGCTCCACTTAACCCGGACTTTAATGCAGGTTTAGCAGGTACAACACAATATGCGCCAACACCGCCCCCAACATCTGGATTTAGTCCCTCAGAATTAGCCGCAGGCACTTCTAGAGCAGCAAGCACAATCCCCGACGTTACTGCGGCTCAATCAGCTCAGGCTATGAAAGACTTAGGTAATGCAGGAGTTAGTTATGGTGGACAAGTTGCTCCAAGCTATTACAGTGGTTTAGGTTCCGGCATGCAAGACATGGCTACTAAAGCAGGTATTTTAGCGGCTCCTGGAGTTGGTGCCCAAATGGGTATAACTCCTAATGAAGAACTTCCAACAGGAGAATCTAAATCTACGTTAGGTAGAATCTCTCCAAACTTCCGTGCATCAGTGCCAGGTCAGCCAAATCCTTATTACACTGCACAATATGAAGACTACAGAAAAAAACCATATATGGCTGAGGGTGGTCCAGTAGCTTTTAAAAACCAAGGTATAGTTCAAGACCTTCCAAGAAGCTCTGGTGCTAACGTAGGTACTTATACCGACACCGACCCTAATACAAATAAACTAGACGCATACAACGCCGCTTTGTATACATTTAAAAAACGTGCTAGCAAAGCGGGGATGGGTAAAGAAGCTGTAAAACTACCGGAAATTAAACAACTCGGCGATATTGAAGAAGCTGCTGCTGGCGGTATTATGCGTGGTATAGGGGGGTATTCAGATGGTGGTCGCATGCTTAAAGGTCCTGGTGATGGTATGTCTGATTCTATTCCTGCCACTATTGGTAGTAAGCAGCCTGCTCGTTTGGCTGACGGGGAGTTTGTTGTTCCTGCGGATGTTGTGTCTCATCTTGGTAATGGCTCTACTGATGCTGGCGCAAAACGGCTTTATGGCATGATGGACAAAATTCGTCACGCAAGAACTGGTAAGAAAAAACAAGCGCCCGCAGTTAAAGCCAATAAATTTTTACCGGCATAAGGATAGATATGAGCGGAGGCGGAGAATTACAACCTATTGGGCAAAGTCTAGTAAATACGGGTATGGGTATGGGCGGCACAGCGCCGACAAATACTGGTGGAGCTGCATATACTCCAATTAAACAAGGGCCTGTATATCAACCGCAATATCAGCAATATCAACCGCAACAAAGAGCTGCTCAGCCACAGCAACAAATGCCTAACTACCAAAGCGGGTTACAAGCAGCGATGATGCAAATGATGCAGCAATACAGTCGGCCAGCAATGAGAGCTCCGTTACAGCAAGGAATATCCCCAAGTAGCCCAATGGCGTATAGACCAAACATGCCTACCGATAATTTAAGAAGAGTAGCCCCCGGCGTTACTTACGAACAGATGCACCCAACACCACCGTCAGACCCAACACCAGCGCCAAGTAGTGATGGGGGTGGGGGTTAAGTGGACTTAGACATATCTTTAGTACCAAGTGGAAAAGTAAGCGAGACTATAGGGGCTTTATATCCGTACCTTAAAGAGTCTGAATCTTGGACTAGGGGTCGCTCTAACATTGACGATATAGTGCGGTTTATTATTAATGGTCAGATGCAGTTATGGGTGGTTTTTTCCCCAGAAGAACAAAGGGCTTAGGGCCATGTAATAACAGAAGTAAAGCAGTACCCGCAGTGTAAAATTTTGGTTATTCAGTATAGTGCTGGTGAACATAACCACATGCAGTTTG